CTGCCAGTTCATCACCCCATGCGTGTAGCTCGCCTTGCGTGTGTCCATGATGTGCCCACATTCGACACCTTGCAGGATACGCCCTACGCGCCCCCCAGAAGCCTCTGTGAAGCTCGAACGCCCTGACCTGTGAGTATGTCCTGAGATTACATTCTTGCCCCGCCTACGCGCCCCCTCAAGGGCTGAGAGCCCGCCTTGTGGCTTGATAGGGGTATGGTCGCCGTGTACGGCTATCCAGTTAGGAGCTATGTTCATCTCGTCACGGTGGAACTTTATGCCAAGCTCATCGAACTTGAGGAACTTCTCAAAGCGAAGCTCAGGCAAAGAGCCTAGGGCTGGAATTTTAGAGCTAATCTGGTTATATAGTCTGTCCGTATGGTTGCTACGGATTACATCGGTTACGCCCAGCTCCCATAGAATCTCTACGGTCATGTTGCGGTTGTCGTCTAGGGTCTGAGCAAACCACTCAGCTTTCCCCTCACTCCAACGCCCCAGTTCTGTCATATCCATTTCGTCACCCAAGGTCACGGTCTGGTCAGCCTTAAAGGACTTGGCAAACTTGATTACATTTCTTACAACATGCTCATCGTGCAGGGGAATCTGTAAATCTGGAATTACCAAGATTCTTTTCATCAATCCTCATCATCTTCATAGGGGATGTTATCGATGCGATTGGGTAGGTTAGGGATAATCCAATCAGGAAAGGATTCACGATCTGATAGCAACCAGAAGGCATGAGTTTCTGTAAACCCAGCTTTACGCAAGGATTTATAGTATTCATTCAGAGCTATCGCATAAGCATCTAAGGCACTATAAGTGTCTAAATCGATGGTTGGTCGTTTCCTTGCCATAGCATTATTTTCCCTTGGTTAGTAGCTCCAGCATTGCTTCAACACGCACTAGGCGATTATTAATTAAAGCGACTTCGTCACGCATCGATGAACCTGAATTGGGTTTAAGTTCTGCTAGGTAATGAAGAATCACGAATCTCAGGAGAGCAGCTACACCACCCAGAACCGTCACTATTGCTACTGCAATAGCAGCGTAATCCTGAAGGTTCACTTCTTGTTATCGATAGCATCTACTGCCGCTTCGATAGCATCTACGGCTACATCAGCGAGAGCCTTCTTAGATCGGTATGACTTGATAGCTGCACGAATAGCAGGAAGTGCCATTAGTCCTAGTGCTCCAATAATTACTGCTTCCATTTATTCTGCTCCTAACATCGGGATATTAAAGAATGAAGAATCTGTGTCGCCCTTTGTAGTGAAGCTAATATGGCAATGCTTGTTATGCGGATTGCTTCCCTTATACTTGCGCCAGCGCCAGCCCATGCGAGAGCTTGCAATCCTTCCCTCGAAGATGATATAGGAAATGTTGCCTCTGCCTGACTTTGCGTAAAGTCGAATCTGGTCAGCAATATCGGGCATGAGGTCGGGCTTTCCGCTCTTATGGACATCTCTATCCACATCGATTGCTCTAACCACCCCTGTCTTTGCATCAGGATTGTGGTCGCTAGGACGCGCTGAATGGCGTGTGTCGCCAATCCATCCATCGGAACTGCGATCTCTATCAGGAAAGGTATCATCGAATTGTTCCCTTAACTGTTGCCCTGCTTTACAGAGGATGGGTTTCACTAGCTAGCGCCTCACATTCTGCACATTCCCAACGCTTCTTATCGTTAAGTAATAAAGTTTCATGACCGCACTCAGGCATTGGAGCAATAAAAGCATCATCGATTGGATCATAGGAATAACCAACGCCAGCGTAGTTGTAACGAATCTTGCCGTTGTAACTAGTCTTTACCCAAGTGCCGCCTAGATTATCTAATAACCATTGATAGCCTTCATCGCCAGCAGGGTCATTGTTATCTCCTACCAAAACGCGAATAACTTTATTGTTATCGTCTAATTCTGCAAAGTGTGCCATTAGTCCACCTGTGCCTTTGTGTAGCGAACGATTACAATTCCTGAACCGCCAGCTGAGCCATTAAATAGAGTGCCACCTTGCTGACCGCCGCCACCGCCACCGCCGCCTGTGTTCGCTGTACCAGTAGCGCCGTTGCTTCCACCGCGTCCGCCGCCGCCACCGCCGCCTGTACCGCCGTTAGTCTGAACGCTTCCGCCAGAAGAAGCGAAAGTACCGCCACCGCCACCGCCTGCATATGTCGTGCTATTTAACCACGTTGAACCATTACCACCAGAACCGCCATCGGCTGAACTAGGGGCAGAAGTTCCAGCGGCAGATGCACCGCCACCGCCACCGCCACCGTTTCCATTGACTGCACCGCCGTCATTACCTTGTCCAGATATACCAGTGCCTCGTGCAGCATCTAGTCCACCGCCACCACCAGAACCGCCATTGCCTGCAACGTTAGGCGAACGTCCGCCACCGCCACCGCCTGCGGTTGATACAGTTACAGAACCTAAAGAGCTATCGACTCCATTAGCTCCTGCACCACCACTTGAGCCAGCGCCGCCGCCGCCAATTGTGATTGTATAATCAGAAATTGCAAGCGATCCAGTTACAGTTCTGTAACCACCAGCACCACCGCCACCGCCTTGCTGATAGCCACCACCGCCGCCGCCAGCAACTACTACATAATCGCATGAAAGACTACTTGCTGAAATACCTAATGTGCCATTGGCAGTAAAAGTTCTGTAATAATAAGTAGCATCGGATGTAAGAGTGCCGCCTGTTACTACTGGTTTCGCTAGTGGCGTGGTAGGAGCTAAAACTCCTGCGATATTGTTAAGCAATCGCGCCCACCACATACCAAGTATCGGTAGCAACCTTTATGCAAGCTGCCATTTTTGCGGTTGCAAGAGTAGGTGAAGCGCTGACTGTTCCCGCACTTACTATTGTAGTAGTTCCTGGAGTAGTCGCGCTGATCGTGCAGACTCCTGCACCTTTATTAAGAATGTTAAGAACTGTGCCAATAGGAAAGGCTACTGATGCATTGGTAGGAATCTTATAGGCAATAGCAGTCGCCTTATTCATGCTATCGAGTACCTGATATGAGTCGGCTATTACCGCCGTGTAGTCAGCGGTGATGTCTGCCTGAACGTCAAAGGTTACGAGTCCGTTATATGCAGCCGCGGTAAGGATGTCACCTGTTACTGCTGGGAAGCCTGTTGCCATTTATATCTCCTAGTAAGTCATCGCGCTCACGCCAATTATACCGCGTTCTGCGCTCGAAATAACGAATCCATCGACGATGGGCTCGAGTGTTGTTACGGTTACATCCATAGAGTTAGGGCTGATTCTCCACGATAAGCCCTGAACCTGCAGAGTCTTAACGATGGTAGAGCCAGCTTCTCCTACATTGGTAATTCTTAGATTCTGAAAATAGTCCAGAGCAATCATCGTGTCAGTTGGTACATCTGGGTCTAGCAGGTCAACCGTCATGGCATCGATACGGATTGTAGTTTCAGCTCTGGTGGCCACATAGGTTCTAGCGATGTTAAGGGCGCTGGCATCTGTATCCACTACTAGATCGGTGGCTGAATACTGGTGAGGGAAATAGCGCTCAACGCTGGTGGCGTTCTGAGCGAACTGAGCCGTACCGCCTACGCGGGTGATGTTAGCGGTATTGATAATGAGCTTATCGTCAAAGGCATATACAAGATTCTTATACGGTATTCCAGTAGTCTGATTAAACTCGATAGGAGTGCCAGAGATAGATGACACGACTTGATTGCGTGACTTAAACACGGCAGTACCAGAGCCATCAATATAGAAAGCACCTTGCTCTGAAAACTCTACATTTTTAAGAGCGTTAAGAGATGTGCGAAGGGTAGCTGGGTCGGCTTGGCATAGGCTCTCACCTGTTGCCACCGTACGCATATTGGATGGAAAGCCTACCTGATCTAGTATCTTGCCTATGCGAGTGCCTGTGCTCTGCCCTGCTCCTGAGTCTGCCACAGTCTGCACCTGAGCTAAGTTAAATAGCTTAAAGGCATCTGAACAGTAAATATCTACATAGCCCACTTCTTGCCCTTGAGGGAAGGTATAGCGGTACTCTGTTGTGTAGCCTGAGAATAGGAAGGCATCTTTAGTTGCCGTAGTAGCTGAGATGCGAAGCTTACGAAGCGGCACTAGATAAGGGTAGTAAGGACTAGATGTGTTCTGTGGGTTCCATGCGCCATCTGGGTCAAGAACTCGTACGACTGCATCGCCCGCTACATATTGGTCACTTAGGATATTGCGCCCACGATTGATGGTGATGTTACGAACATTGGGAGTTAGATCAACGATAGGGATAGGAATTGTAGAAGCAGCTAACTGGCTAACTCCAATAATTCCATACTTATCGTCACCAATTGTAAATGGGTAGCCAAATGTAGCGCCTGAGCTAAAGTCAAAGCTTACGGCTATATTGGCTGGTAGGCTCACGAAAAGCTTCCGAGCCTGTTAATGATTGGGTTGTTACCTTGTAGCCCTTGATTCTGTACAACTGATGCGATTTCTCTGCCATCAATCTGAATGACGATAGGCTGAGATGAACCCATGCCACCGTATAGTCTGCGAGCTTCATCTGCGGTTCTAGTGCTGGCATTAGCTGAACCTAGAGTGTTAAACACATTGGCTGGCAAAGCGTTGCTAGAAGGTACGGATGTAACAGGTGCAGGAGATACCCCACCGCCTGTTGTTGGGATTGTTGATCCAGTTACGGTGGCAAGGTTCTTTGTGAAAGTCTTGAGCCATTCATCCCAGCCAGCAAAAGGGTTAGGAGCATCAGGAATGGTATTGATAAAGTCTTTAAGTTTGCCAGTCTTATCAATCGAATCAGCAAGTTGGTCAGCTAACTTCTTTGCTTGGTCTGTGTTGCCAGTAAGCAGAGCTAGCTGGAGCTTTACGCGTAGTTCTTCTTCTTTAGTCAGCTTGCCCTGTAATGCGGCTACAAGCTGAATCTGCTCAAGGTCAAAGAGAGCTGACTGCTTCTTAGTTAGGGCTTGCTTCTTTTGCTCTGCAGTTAAAGCCTTCTGTGCCTTGAGTTGCTTATTCTGTAGAGCAAGCATCTCTTTATTGCGCTTAGCTGCTAGGGCTTCTGCTGCTCTTTGCTGAGATGTGCGTTGCCATGATCCAGCAGGAGAACTCTGTCTATTGGTGTTCATTACTGGAGCTGGCTCGCGGAAGCGGTCAAACAGTCTGCCTTCTTCGCCTAGTAATCCGCCTAGTGAGGATACTTGGTCAAAGGCTTTCTTGAGAGCCATAAACATCTGAACTGCTGATGCTGCTGCACTTGTAACACGATTGATGCCCTTAGCGATTGAGTCAATAGTCTTAGCTGCATCGGAAGCACTTGAGCCACCAGCAATTTTAGCGAAGGCATCGACTAGTCCAGCTCCGATAGTTTCCTGAGCATTACCAGCGGCTACTGTGAGCACATCTAGCTTGTAAGAAGTAGTAGTGAGATAAGCTTCTGCAGACCCAGCTGACTTAGCCAGCATGATTCCTAGAATCTCATTAAATGATTTAGTTTGTAGCTCGGCTCTGGTGAGTCCTGTGTTGTATTTAATCAGTCCTCTAGTGATGCCTACATAGCCTTTGCCTAAGTCTGCGGTGACTGTGGCTAGGTCAACTCCGCTGGCTCTGCTGATTTGGATGGCATTGTTTAGGAGCTCTTGGCTTTTGGTAAGTGATCCAGTTACAGTCAATAGATTCTGAAAGGCTGGGCGAAGAACATCATCGGCAATAGCCGCAGAACTTTCAAGGTTTGCAATAAAGTCAGATACGCGAGTTTGAGAGAAGGACAATCCCAAGTTATCTACGGCGGTAGCTAGACGGCGGGCTGCTGCTTCATCGGCTGCGAAGGCTTTGACGGATGCCTTGCCGTAAGCGACTACTGCTGCAGTTGATAAGGATATGCCTAGGGTACGACCAAGACTCTTGGTAGTTTTCTCAAGGTTCTTGATGCCCTTCTCTGCCTTCTTGAGTCCTGTGTTGTCTAGGACTGTAGCAATTCTGACGGCTAGGCTGGTATCAAATGCCATTATCGACCCCTAAAGTTTATGTTGTTGCCTTTAGTTATTTGCAAGGCTTTGCTCATAGATTTCTCTATTGCTTTGATGACTGCGGCATTAGTGCGCCCCTGATCTTCGCCCCATGCTCTGAATATCAAGCGACCATTCATCTTGCGACCTACGCGACCGCCTTGACCTGCTTGGCGCTTAGCCACATACATCTCGCCCATAGCTCCAATAAACTGTTCACCAGCTTTAGGATTTGCCGATGTATTAATATCTTTGCCTGATTGCCAAGCTGGAACTACCTGACCACCGCGGAAAGCAACAGTTCTTTTGGCTGGTGGCTGACCCTTAGCTCCTGATTTGCGCCCTGCGGTTTCATATATAGCACCTGCAGCGCTCTTGTTGAATACTGATGCTAATGCTCTAAAGCCACGCTTATTGGGCTTAGATGGTGTAGTTGAATAGCCTATTCCGCGTTTAATTATAGAAGCGTTGTAAGTTCTATCTCCGCTCCAGATGCCGACATCTTTGCCCCATCCTGAAAGCGGGGCTTGGCTTGGTACGAATCCTCTAGCCTTACTGACTACCTTCTTGAGAAGCCCAGCAATTTCTTTCTGGCTTTCCTTAGCAAGTTCAGGCTCGAACTTCTTTAGCGCCTTGCGAAACTCAAGAGCGCCTTGTACCTTTGCTGGCATTGTCGCGCTCCTTTGCTAAGTCCTGTAATACTGCTATGTGTGCCTTGAAAGCCATCGGTGACAGATTGACTATCGACTCAAACGGAACTCCGTACTCATACGACAACCTTGCGGCGGTATAAGTGACGGAGTTCCGATCTAGTCTAAAGGGTCAGAGTCTAGGACTTCGACCGCCTTTAACGTTTCTAAGAAACCTTCGCCAAAAGGCTTGACAGTTTCTCCTGAGCGACGGATTGATTCCCAGCAGAGCCAGTAAATATCTGACTGCTTCTGATCCTCTAGTAAGGCTTTGTGAAAGCCCTTCTTGGCATATTGCTCAAAGGCGTATTCAATCAGCGGAGTAATTTCATACTCTGTTACTGAGTTGTCTGCCCTTGTTACCTTTAGCTTTGCCATTCTTTTGCCCCTTTGTTTAGATTACGCGGTTGTTACTGCAATTACGCCTGATACATTCCAAGTTACTGACTGAGTTGAAATGTCGCCAACTGCACCGTTGATAGGTGTGATGTTGTTGACTAGGCAAGTCATTGTGTAAAGTGGGTTAGTCGCCGATACGATTGCTGAAGTCTGCTTAGCTGTAACTGTGGTGTTAGTTCCCCAAGTTGAGTTAAGTGTCTGGAGTGTCTTAGATGATGCCTCATCATTGAAGAAATCAATTGTGATGCTAGAAGCTTCTAGACCCTTGATAAACTTGTGACCTGAATCGCCCATAGCGGTTACTTCGAGCTCATCAAATGAGCGGTTGATTGTTACAGATGAAACGAGTGAAGATAGGTCAACCGAGTTAACAGTTAGAACTACCCCATTGCTTAGATATACTGCCATTCGGTTTATTCCTCATCTTTCTTAGTTGTTGGTTTTGGTGCTGGTGTTGCTGGTGGGAGCTGACCAATCTTCTCGAGGAAGGCTGCTTGCTCCTTTGTCCATTCTGCTAGATTGTCCATCTTAGCTCCATTCCGTAAGTGTGCTGATTGCAATATCGCAAGTCAGCAAATCTCCAGAAGCGATAGATAGAACGCTCGGTGCGCTCACGCTTCCTACATTGAACACGATGCTAGAAGCATCTAATAATTGAAAGACTCGAACTATGTCATTCTCGATGCCTAGAAGGTTTCCCTCATTGTCAAGCATTGGAACCATGATAGTAATAATAAAGTTAGCCAACGGAGCAACAGATGTACGATCATTGTTGGTCGGTGTAATGTATTCGCTGGCTGGAGTGATAATAACCGAGTTAGCAATAGGCGTAGCTGGTGGGTAGCTAAATACTTGGTAAAGTGAATTGTCTAAAAGCGCTGACTTGATAGAAGCGCGTAGAGTTGATATAGCTGCCATTAGCCGACCATAGATCGTGGGTCTAGGTAAGGCGCTAAGAGTCCTCGAACTCTACTCAAAAGCTGAGAGCTCATGGCGTACATGTTTCCAACTGAGCCGTCTGGGTTCATGCCGTTGCCTGTGTTGGTCTGACGGCTAGTCCAGATAGATACGCAGATCATAAGCGATGCTTCTTGAATAGCTGGGATAGCGGTGTAATCGGTATAAGTTTCACCAGCGGCTATGCCGTAAGGCTCGACTGTGTGCTTTGGGTTGTCGTTAGTATGCGTAGTTGTAACGGTAAATGAATACTCACTTACTCCAGTAATTGTCTTAGTGCCATTGTATTTAGCACCTGCACCGGAAATTGAAACTTGCTGACCTACATAAAAATAATCTGTAATAGGCTCATTAAAATAAAGAGTGCCTACTGTTCCTGAATTGCCATGAGCTGAGATGTATTGCTGATTCTTCCAAAGCATAGGAAGCAGGGTATTATCCGCGGCATCACATACGCTTTGGAGCGTACTGTCCGCATAGAGAGTGCCAACGCCAAGCGCAGTACGAAGCTCTGCAACTGTTGTTATAGACATTCTCTAATCCTTTCATAAGAGCTGGGAGCGAGAAGGGCACTCGCCCCCAGCCGTTCTAATGGGTGTTGCTATTATGTAAGGTTGAACTTACGAACGCCCTTACCTGACTTAGCAAGGTAGATAGCAAGGTAACCGTAAAGGTTGATTTCAATCTCGCCTGATGTAAGAACATTGACGCGAAGCTGAGTTGTTGGTGACTCCCATGTATAGACTGATGCAGGAGCAACGAGGAATGCTGAGTTATCAACGATTCCTGATGTGCTGATGTTGTGATCTACGATAAGGTCAGTTCCAAGTACGCCACCGACTACTGATGTAGCGACTGCGTTGCCTGATGCGTTCTGTGTTGCGCCTTGTGCTGAGTAGAGTGCGCGACCTGTTGTGTCTGCGTATCCTGCGATAGCTGCCCACTGGTCTGTTGAAGCTACAAGCTTGTTAGCGAAATCGCCACCAGTTCCCTTGTAAGCTGCTGCGCCTTCTACAGATACGAAGCTCTGTAGTCCTGCTGCAGTTGCCGCAGTTGTTGCTGCAGTTGTTCCGTCAGAAACGAAAGCTGCGAGAAGGGCTGCATCTGTAGCCTTCTCATAAGCCTTGCGAAGCTCTGCCATCATGAGTTCCATGAAAGCTGGTGATGAGCGATCTACGAGCTCGAAGGATACGCGCTGCAATCCTGAGAACTTGTTGATGCTGATTGTGTCATACGCAGATGTCATACCTGTTTCTGATGGAGCTGCACCCTCGTTTGTGTCTGCAACTGTTGGAGCAACATCAGCCGTTGACGCATTTACATAAAGGCGTGGAACGGTGAAGCTCATTCCATCGATACCTGCAAGTGAGCCGCGTGTAGCTGCTTCAAATGCTGGGCGACCTGTGAATGTATCGGTCAAAAATGTGTTGAGGTGGCTTGGAAGTGTCAAACCCGTGTTGTTTGAAGTCGAATCATCGGCGCTTCGAACTGTACGGCGGGCTTCATCATCGCCAAGTGCTGACTTGATTGATGCTTCTAGGTACTGAGTTGATGTGATTGGAGCAGTGCGCTCTTTTACGTAGTGTGATGCCGCAACTGTTGGGCGAGCCGCTTCTACTGCCGCTGCTTCAACTGCTGGAGCTTCAACCGGAGTTGTGGTTTCTTCCACTTTTTCGGGCTCGCTTTCTGGTTGGGTTTCTGCAGGGATAACTTCCTCTGCAGCTATCTCTAGTACCTGAGCCGACTTAAACGCTGGCTCTGTTACGAGAGAAACTTCTTTTAACTTAGCCGATGAAACGACTGTGTGACCATCGCGTGATGGCTTAGATGCAATAATCTCTGCACCGATTGAAAGTCCTGATACGAGTCCTTCTTGTGCCATAACGAGTGCATCGTTACCGCCTGTGGATCGTGAAAGCTTGAAGGTTGCATAGATGCCATCTTGACGAACCTCAGCTGCAGTCATGCGACCGACTGGCTTTTTGAAGTCGTGCTGGCTAAGTAGCTTAATTTTCGATATGTCAGTAATGTCAATAGAGCCAGCCTCAAAGACAACTCCACCAAGGTTGGTGTTGCCAATCTCGCCTGTACCCATCGGCACAATCTTGCCTGAGATTTCGCGGCGTTCTTCTGAGCACTCGATTGATGCTGCTTCGATATATAGGGTTTCCATTTAGCTGATTCCTTCGCTTCCGTTGGGAGTCAAATCTGTCATTTCCATAGCTTGCTCAGTTGTAATTAGTCCAAGACCAATCATCTTTTCAATTACTGCTAGCTCTTGCATTGGGTCTTGCTTTAAGAATGTATCTGCCACGGCGAAACGCACGGAATGTCCAGCGGTTGAGATGTCATTCATTGAGAGTCTTGTCTGAATCGCCTGAACATATGGCTCGATGGATAGAGCGAAAAATTGTTTTCTCTCATCTTGGATGTTGGAGTAGGTAATTGAGGTATTAGCTTCTGAACTAAGCAGGTAAGCTGGAACATTCATTGCTCTGGCTATCTGGGTGCTAAGTGATTGAATACTGTCCGCATAGAGCATGTCTTTAGGTGAAAAACTTACTGGCTGATAATCAAGAGTAGATGTTAAGTAAGCAGTAGAGTTATTTTGACGGCTACGCTTCCAAGCGGCGAGTAATCCTTGAACTTCGTTAGCAGGAAGGTCAGCCCCCGAATTTTTGATGAAGCCCGCCGGTTGTGGCTGAGCTGAGTTGATGCCCATGGCACGATCTACATCGATTGCGGCTTGAATAGTTCCAGATGCGCGCTCTAGAACGCCCTCATCGAATCCCTGAATTGTCACGATGTCGTTCATGTCAATAGGTGCTGCATCGACATAATACTGAGTGACGATAATGCCCTCAAGGTCGGTTGTAAATGTAACGCGTGGGTTAGCAATCCACTCAAAGGCTGCTGGTCGACCATCTTCTGCATAACGCTCTGTGACACGAAGATAAGCAACGCCATAGAACAGGAGCGAATCAACGCACCATGTAAGGGTGACGAATGATGGCTGGTTCTTTGCAAGTTGTGTAATCCAACGCGGTGGAGCAATTACTTCGCCTGTTGACTTGTTGTAATACTCAAGCGGGATAGATGCAACAGTTCCACAGATTAAGTTACGAGCTCTGGCAACTGACGGAACGCTCATCGCGCTTTTGCGAGAGATGCGTGGGATGATGTAATTGTAAAGTGAGGGTATGTTGTCGCCCATGATTTGTGGAGCGGCTTGTGCTTCGACAATAAGTGGCTTACGCGAGAAGATACCCATAGGGCATAATTATACCCTACTCTGAGTAAATCATAGCGCTTTGTTGCGGTTTTAAGAGTGTCGAAACTACCATAGCGGTTGCAATAGCTCCTGATATATCTCCAGCACTTTTGCGTTTGATAATGCGCCATGCCGAGTCATTGGTTTTAGCTGCGCAGTTATTCATCTGTTGAATCCAACCTTCTTGCCCAGAGTGCACCATTCGCTTGTTATCTAGCGCATCTTTTAGATCCGTACAGGCTTGGTAGAACTGGGCTCCTGAGATGTCTTGGACAACCTGTCCTGCATTTGCAAGGCGGTCAGCGATGGACTGAGTGGCGTACCTATCGTAGCCAATAGAGCGAGGGCGGTACTGGTCTGCCCAGCCTTTAATATCTGCTGCAATCTTGAGCTCATCTACTGATACATCCGATTGCCATGTTTGAGCGAGTCCAATTCCGATGCGACCATCTGGGAGTATCTGTCCAATAATAAGACTCGCATTTCTGCGACTCGGACTGACATCGAAGGCGAAAACCGTGTAAGCACCGATTAAAAGCGTAAGAGTAGAATCAGAACATTCCTCAAGACTGCCATGCGTGAAGGGTGACGATAAACTGTCAATCCATTGACACAATAGTTCCGTGCGAGTGTTTTCGATAGGAGATGTTGCAACTGCTTCCTCAAGGGCTTCCTCTGTGATGGTATATCCGAGCGCAGGGTTAGCCTGAGCCCAGCCGTGACGATCTGTCACCTTGCAATACTGTGGCGCTGAGTATTCGTAGAAGCCGAAAGACTTAGGCGGGTTCTCTAGCGCTCGCTCGCGCATGCCGTTTAAGACAAGGCTGAAAGCGTCACCTGCGTTACTTGTGAGAAGTGTTTGGCTATTCGGTCTAGCTCTTGTAGTTGGTATTGCAGCTCGATACCCTTCTTCAGTAATCTCTCGGAGTTCATCGATGTAGAGGAAATCTGCAGTTCTTCCTCGAGAGCCATCTCGAGTTGCTGCGACAACATCAAGGCGCGATCCATTGAGCATCTCAATCGATTCAGTTCCGTTAGCGTGTCGAATCTGTTTGACGAATCCTTTGAGGTGGTCATTGTTCTCCAATACTCCAGCTATCTGCCGAAAGGTATCTAGCGCCATCGAGCGGTTCGATGACATAATCAGGACATTCTTTGACTCCCACTTGAGCAGGTGAGCCAAGATAAGCATACGAGCTAAATGGGTCTTGCCGTTCTGTCTAGCAATCAGAAGCAGATTAGTCTTACGGATCCAGTTGCCAGCCTTGTCAACGGTGAGCATATCCTTGAGCACATGCTCCTGCCACGGTAGTAGTGGCATGTCAATTATGGTGCATAAGTCTTTGACATCTTGGAGCTTGTTCTGACCCTTTAATGGAACGCTCTGGAGCCTTGGTTTAGTTGACCCCCTGCGGACTGTTTTGCGTACGGCTGGCATCGGGTTAGTTCTGGACTGGTCTGGTTAGAAATGGACTGTTCTGGGGTATCTCCGACTGCGTTGGGGAGAGGAAGGAACGAAAATCAAGGGGGGTACGCATCTCCTCTAAAAAAACGCCTTGTGACTTCTTGTTCTTGCGTGAGTTACATGGCTTGCATGCACTTACCATGTTGTTAATATCAATAGCTAACTCAGGTGCTTTAGATACAGGTATCACATGATCTATTGTCATGTCCTTACCCTCATAGCCACAGTAGTAACAGACCCAACCATCCTGTGCCAGCTTCTTGAGCCGCACTTCCTTGTACTTCTTAGATAATCTAGGGTCGCCCTTCTTAGTAGCCACTTAGTGCCAACCCTTCTTGAGCCAATGCTCCCATGCTTTACATGGTGTTCCGTGACGATGAGCCACATACTTCATACCGTAGTTAATCTGCTCAATAGCTGATAAGTCCTTAATGATAGCGTTCTTTAGCTGCGGTATCCCATATACATAGCTCTTAGTAGGTGAGTCTAGGTTACCTATTGCTCTTGGGTTAAATGCTGATTCTTTCCCATATAATCTAATTAGACATAATGCTTGTTTATCATCATAGTTAAATCGTATATAAGTCTTTGGATCTATGGTCTTGATTGGCGCTGAATCTGCGGGCGAAGCTCCGATAGATAGAGCTATACCAATAGCGATGGCTACCGAGCAAGCTACGCCTTTCAGGCTTGCTCTGAGCCCTTGATGGGCTCTAGCCGTGAGAGTACCATGCGTGTCAAGGTCATTTGTAAAAGTCCCGCTCAGACCGCGTGTTGGTTTCATATATTACTCCAATCCACAGGGTGTGGATAACTTAATGAGTTTGTGGATAACTATTAACGCCTAGAATCGGTGCTATACCAGCCCGTACCTTTAAAGATGGCGGCTGGAACACTTGAGTAAATCTTATTCATAGGCTCTTGGCAAAACGGACACAACACATCGTGTGGTTCATGGATAGCCAGCACATGATCTAGTATCGCCGTTGACTCGCAATCGTCATTCCTGCATTGGAACTCATAGCTTGGCATTATCGAGCTTCTCGCATATATGGCATGGTGAGCCTTTCATGATTGTATTACCGCATTGGCAATACACAGGCTCAAGTTTATCAGTATCGGCTTGGAAATCTGTGTAACCAGCCTTGATAAGTAATTGCACCAAGTCGCTGAACTGCATAAAGGCTAGATACTCCGCCGCATCTTCCCCTTGCCCATTCATACGGCATACAACCATGTTGAGTTCATGGTTCTCTTGCGTACGCTTACGACTTTGGCGCAACCACTCCATCGGTGAGAATGTAGATCGTGCCTTGACTTCTATATCAAAAGGCACATTCACTACATCCTTGCCGTTTCCACGACCCACAGAAGCCCCGCCCCACCATTGCTGGAGATAAGTAGCAACGACCCGCTCGGTGCGGAAGCCTCTGTGTTTCCTAGCCTGAGATGCCATCTGGTGTTAGCTTCTCTCTGGAAATCTTAGGGTGAACTCACAATTGTTGCAAACGAAATGAACCGCTCCATCTGGTGTATTCCACTCACAACATTGAGTAAAATCATCACAGTAGTCACAATTTTCTACCCCACCATACGCGCTGAACTTATAGTCAGCGTACTTACTTATATAGCCCCTCATGCTTTGCCTAGACTGGTGATCGCATGGCACTTAGGGCATGACCAAGTGAAACCATTAAGGTAATCACCACCAGTAACGACAATATCTTCCATAGGAAAAGGCTCATTACATAGATGGCAGATGGTCGTAATCTCTGGGTGGATAGGCGGGTTAGACCCAGCCGTGTTCATTAACTTGCTCATGATGGCAATTTCCTCATCGGATGGAAACTTCTCCCACTCGCCGTCCTGATTCATAAACTCTAATGTACCCATATCAGTACTTCGCCTTCTGTGGCACCCAAGTACCATCTTCTTTGCTAACTTCGTACCAGATTATGTCTTTACAGGTATAGCATGAGAAGTTAGCGTAAGGCTTGCCATTCTTGCCTGTGCCTGTGCGCCATGTCATCTCTTTATGATCGTGACACTTAGAGCACTTAGGAATATCCCGCTCTGTCTGTCCACCTATGATGTCCTTGACCATAGCTACTGCTTCATCAACTGTCTTAGCTGGCTCGGCTTCTCTAATAGTCCATGGGTCATCTTCCTTGGCTATAGGCACATACTCCTTGGCAGTTTCAGCCATCTTAGCCTTGACCTTAGCTATCTCGTTTTGTGCTACAGATACCTGCTCCATGCTTTCACGCGTAGCAGTCTTTGTTGAGCCTTTGATTAGGATAATTGCCCTGCCTAAAGCTGAGGTAGCCGTATCTTCGCAGTAGTAGCGAGCCATGTTGCGGTTGTATAGGTCGCGAGCGCCAAAGGCTATATTGGTGACGGCTGGGTTAGCATCTGCTGAGTCGCGATAAATCTCAGCTCTTACTCTGATGAACCCTTGAACTGGATCGTGAAACTCTGTGACCAAGTTTGACCGACCCATTGGATAGTTCTCGATGAACCAGCGATTGAGCGTGGCTACATCCTCATAATCTTCTAAATTAAACATAAAGCTCATTCTCCTCTGTGTGTAAAGTGCCAGCTATTCCCGCGTAGCTGCACATATCTACATAAGTGTCCACTTTGCCAGTTTCCATGCTTCTTGCGAGCTTGACCAATACCATGCAGTTTGCAACTTGGTAGTCTGTGATTGGCATTTCAAGGTATGCGCTCCAGAGTCGTGCGGTGCGCTGCATATTGTCTGATGGGTGACCGTAGTCCATACCACGATCTTGAATGATTGCTTTGGCTTCTGTGAGGAAATCACCCGCGTTCATCGACTAACCTGCTGAAGTGATTCATAGTGCTTACGGACTGCCTTGCGACCCTTGACATATCCATCGTGATAACCAGAGTAGCGACCTAGTGCAAAAGCCAGCACACATACTGCCAGCGTAATCAATTGAGCTATTGTCATGTTGCCCTTTCTTGTAGCCAGACTTTGACTACATGGGCTAATTTACCCTAGGGGCGTGACTTCTCCACGATATTTAGATAACGGTTTGATAACGATTTGTGCTACATCTTCATCCTCAAAGTAAGGATTAGCGATTCCTTGGTCTGCCATAGCGCTTTCCCGATACGATAAATGTGCCATCCTTTTCGATATGGATAAGGTCAACCTGAACATTCTTATCTTGGACATACATGATCGCAAATGATTGCTGCCAGTTCATCACCCCATGCGTGTAGCTCGCCTTGCGTGTGTCCATGATGTGCCCACATTCGACACCTTGCAGGATACGCCCTACGCGCCCCCCAGAAGCCTCTGTGAAGCTCGAACGCCCTGAC